CTATCCAGCCAATCCTTTATACTCCAGTGCCCCATCACTCAGTGTCGAAACTAATATCTCGCCTGTTATCATCTCGCCATCAGCGTCCACAGCATAAATCTTCCCTGAATTCTCAACAAGCTGCGACTGACACATAGCTCCGTCAGCCCCCAGATAGTACCATGCACTGTTATACTGGTACCAGGTGTTTGTGACCATAATACCGGCCGCATTGAACCAGTACCATTTGTTATCGACCTGCACCCAGTCATTACGAACCGGCAGACCGGTATCACCGTTAAAATACATCCACCCATCTGATACCTGCACCCAGCCGGATTTCTTATCCTCTGTCAGAACAATGCTCCAATCCGGTCGACCATATCCCATTATTCTCTCATAAGACAAGCTATAGGACTTCTGGCATACTCCCCCGCCATTTTCGATCACGCCACTTGCCCCGGAAGTATTTCCCTCTATTGTTTTTACCTTGGTAGAAGTAACCTCTGTGACAATGCCGGTATGATACGCCCTGGTACCGTTTGTGAAGAAGATCACGTCTCCCGGCTCTGGCTTTGTATACCATCGGCCAGCTGCTTTAAACTGATTTACACCCGTTGGGCAGTAATGGTACAGTTTACCGGCCAGAAGCTTCTTGGCAGCTTCCAGACCAAACATCTGGACAAATATCTCCGATACGTACATAGCGCACCAGGCTTGCCCCTGCAGGCTATAACCGGTATGTATCTTGTAATCCCTGGCAAAGCAGGTAAAGTTGTTACTTCCTGCATTGGCTGTGAAATCGTCCAGATCATTCTTATCTTTCTTTTCCAGATATCCCGTCCAAGCTTTCGCCTTATTGATTAAATCATTCACTGCATTACTCATGTTTATTTCCTTCCTTTCAATAGAAAAAGGACCCAGGATTATCCCAGGTCCATAAAGTTGTGACATTACAACCGTTGCGACGGTCGCAACAGATTAAGTGTTATCTGGCAGTTCGTCCGTATACTGTGTAAGGAATTTCTTCACGGTCTCCCACAACCGCTTCACCGGCAGACCGCACAGTGTCATGTTTTTAAGAATGCTCACCAGCTCATACGCTATGTACAGTAGTCCGAAGAACTCCGCCACCCCAATGCCATTAACCGGCAGATAGGACCGGATCGCTTCCGGAATGAAGCCGATAAGATTAAGATGCACAATCCGATCAAGTATCAGCAGGAACGCAAGGGACGCTACCATGGAGATTTTCCGGATCGCTCCATCAATGCCGAAACAGCTGTTAAATACTCTTTCCTTAATTGCTCTTATGCAGCCGAAGCAGGTATCCATGACTACTGCTAAAATAACCAATTTAATAATCGGGCTTCCCCATGCCAGGGCAAGCAATACTAAAATTTTATCCATTTCCATTTTCCTCACTCTTTCTTAATTTTTACTTGCAAGAATTTCCTTTTTCTGATCCTCATTGATCCATTTTTTAATAACCGCATTTGCCAACATTGGCACCGTCAATGGTCCCTTGCCAGCTGCGTACAATCTCATTAATGTCTCAAACATATTTACACCTCCAAACTTGATAATACCAGCGTGTCTACAGTTGCTTTCAGGGCTTCAATCTCCGCCGCCTGTGCCGCTACGGTTTCTGTAAGATCAAGAGTGCGGAAATAAGCAATCATTACATCGGCCTTGATATCCTTATTTTCATAGATGGGTTCCTTTGTTTCTTCATCTGTTCCGGTCTGCACCTGTTCGCTTCCAATTACTTGATCGGATAGCTTTGTGAGTTTCCCGGCATAGACTAAATCAGACCGCTTCCAATCAGGTTCCCCGGATAATCCGATCTGTGTAATGCTGCCATTTTCTTTTAAAACAGCTTCAATGCTATCAAAAGAAGCTGCCCCTTTCTGAAAGGTAATGGTGCCTCCGGATTCTGTCAGATTTACGCCTGCTGTGATCAGTTCAAATTCCTGATCGCCAAACTTAATCTTTTCAATTTGATTCATATAGATTCCTTTCTGCCCGTTTTAGGCATAAAAATAAGAGCCTTTCAGCTCTGATTAACAGTTTTCTTATTCAGTTAAAAACAATCACCACGATACATAATAATCAACTTCATTTTTGCGTATCTCTGGAAATTCAGACATCATTTTTCCGTAACCCCAATATGCAACATGATCTTCATCGTTTTTAATTGATTCCAAAATACCTTCCCAATAGATATTCGTTATTGTATCATTGGTAATAGGGTTTAGATTGCATAAGTGTTTCCAAATTTTACGATAAGAGCCAGGAACTAATTCATTTACGTATTCTAGCACATCAATCAGATTGATTACCTTCTTTGCTTCATAAGGCTGTGGCTTATCCATTATCCATCTTCCTTTCTGCTGTTTCACGGACAGCTCCTTTTTTCACTAAATAGCAATTTTAGGTTATAAAACTTTATTCTAAACAAACTGTTCAATGCGTTATAATGATTCTATCACCCATTATTTGTGGAGCGAATAAAAATACTCAGAAAATGTGTTGGAGTTTTTTGTATAACATAACCCAAATCCAACAAAAACACTATATATAGCGAAAAAGTTCCAACATTACGCAATATATAGTGTTGTATGTCTATGATTTAATTATTATCTCACTTCATGTTCAAGCCATGCCGCTAAATTTTCGGCAATATATCTCATTGCCATCTTAGATTTATCGGAATGAGGGTGCACACCATCTTGTATCCAAAGACTATAAACTGTTGCTTGTTGCATTTTTCCAGCATCAACCAAGTAACCTTCAGAATTCCATTTTTTTGTGGTGGCAATAGTATTCTTCGAACTCCATCCTAGTCGCTTATATAACTGGCAACACGGTAACTGCCAATCACTAGCAAGACCTTCTTGGGCTTCTATCACCCCCTCATTATACTTTTCAAGGCACTGGTTATTATTGTGAGTGACAATTGCTATTTTTGCTCTTGGATTATCATCAAGTATTTTTTTGATAATAAAATTAGCCGCCCCCTTAAATGTTTGCTTGTTGTATGGATCAATCTCGCTATATTGATTTTCTTCAATCATGCGATCATTGTACCCATGGTCTAATACATATAAATCAGCTCTTTTAGTACCTAAATGACGATTAAGTTTTCTCTCGTAACTACAATCAAATATTTTTTCTTTCAATTCCGGAGTTATTTCATGTACTGTATTATTTGTAAAAATCGGTGAATCATAATTATCTATTAACCATTGCATTTCCTCAAGACTATTAGAAAGGCATCGAGAACATGCAGTCCAGTTCTCATCAAATCCATAAGGGTTATCTGTACTCACTCTTGAGGCTCTTTGGCAATGCATCGGACTACTGCCTATTGATTCATTAATAACGTTTGCTCCTAGAATTTCTCCAACCATATTAGGATAATTATCCATCGTTTCTAGTCCACTATATCCTCCGGCCGGAATAGAAGTACCAAACCATACAATTTTTTTATTACTCCAATAATTATGATTCAAAGTGTTACCTTCTATATTTAATGTAGGTTTATTGTTGATATAGATAGAACATATTAAAACATCGTTTATTAATATCATTATAACTAAAATTAAAATCATATTAATATTAAAATTTCTAATTTTTTTTATCATGTAAGTTCCTCCGTATACTACAAATTATATCATTGGCTAATTGCTATTTCAACTTTAATATAGTACTAATGATCATTTTACGTTATTTTTGTCCAGCTAGGTGCGGCAGAAGAGCCAAATATTCTGCGAGTATACAATCCGTTTTCGTTGGCACTAAATTGGAAACGTATCCAATTTATATCAAAAGACAGGTAATGTGTGTTCCCATTTACGCCGTAAAGAATTCTGTGCATATTTGATAAACCATTAGTATCATACTCTGATACAGTATTGGAGGCAACGAATGTAAACCCTCCTAAATTGCTATTTAGTGCTTTTACCACTGCGGTTAAATTCGCACCAATATCCAGATCTTCATCCATTCCGATCCGCGCCCAGAGGTTATGTACAAATGCTGACGTTGGAATTTTATTCTGATCATTCGCATCCATGTTGGTCAGCATATTCTTAAGCAGGGCATTTTCATTCAGGCCTATGGTTACAGCAATAGTCTTAGAAATCTTTCCAAGCACAGATGAAATAGCTTCCTCTGCTATGATATTGGCCAACTCCGTAGCCTGCGTGAAGATCGTATTTACATCAATGCTACCATCGGTACCCACTTTGATCCCATCACTACCCTTTACCAGTCCCAGGGTATTCTGTGTGGCTGTCTTAACGCTTAAACTGCCTTCAGTACTTACCTCCGTTGTTGTCCCGTCTGGCTTAACTGTTCCTACGCTGTTTGCCGTGGCCTTACTGGTTCCCAAGGCCGAAACCTGCCAATAATCTAAATTGGTCGGCAATGTCCCAATAGGAGGCTTAGTGTGAACCACATAGCTGCTCCCATCATAAGATACTAAATTTAATATTTCATACTGCTTATTAGGATTGTATTCTTCCGAAGGTAGCATTCCTATCGTGCCATATACAACTTCTGTCTCATCCATTATTCCAGAATCTCCTTTCCTATAAACTTACCGGCTTCCAGCCTGAAACTGATCCCTTTAGCCGCTGTCCTGCTCTTGAGCTGCATGGTTGACATATCAACAAAGAATTGCGGAATTGATATCTTCGCCGCTTGGTCAATCTGCGCTTTTAAAATTTGTACCTGTTGCCAGTACCACTTTGCATTATCTTCTGCGTCTTCTGGCACAACTCCACCGTCTGCATAACGTTTAGCCAGTAAAGCACTAGCCTGCGCCGCGGCTGCGCTTTGCCCTGCAGCGGTCTGGCTTTCTCCTGCTGCTGCCGCTTTCTGGGTGGCTACCTGCTCACTGGCACCTGCTGCCGCTGCTTTCTGAGTTGTTGTTAAAACGTCTGCCGCTGTCTGATTTGCTGCTGCAGTGGCCGCTGCTGCCTTTGTAGTAGCTATTCCCGCCTGTGTGGTTGATACTGCTGCGCTGTCTGCGGCCTGCTGAGCATTCTGGCCGGAGGTTGCGGCATCCTCTTTCACTTGTCCAAAGTAATACTTTACACAATCATTATCACTTCCCGGAAATGCCGGATCCCCTTGAAAATATCGCTTAGCATATAACTGATATTGCAAGGCTGCATCTCTTGCTGATTGAGCGTCCAGCATATACTGCCTAAACTCTGTCTGTATGGCAGCATCAAGCTTTCCCATAGTTACGGATCCGTCAACTATGTTTGCCCTCATGATCCGGTCAGTGATCGTCATGGAGATTGTAGCAGTGCTTTCTACAGAATAGACAAATCGGGTAAGATCAATTACTTTCTTTGTGCCGTCTGCCAAAGTGAGGACAAGTTCGTTCTGATCGTTAATATCGAAGTTCGTGACAACCTTTTCAATATCCAAATCGTAAGTCTTTGTAGACCCATTCTGCAAGGTGACAGTAAGTATTCCTGTATCAGTATCCAGCACCACATCTTTAACCATGGTATTCAATGCTGATTTATCGGCTTTGTTTGCATCAATCTGCACAATCCGATTATCAGCTTCCTTAATTCCGTTTTCCATCTTGAGCAAGTTGGTCCGATTGATCGGTGTTTTTTGCGACGGCTCATTCTCCCAGTCAGTTATGTAATAATATGGTCCGTAAGCCATTTAACGTCACCCCTTTCCCTCTGCTGGCATAGCAGTATTTTGAGTATTACACGCTCCTGTTGCTTCCGCCGGCTCTTTAATTTCTCCTGGCGTTCCAGACTCCAGCACCTGCGCAATAGCCGCCACCTGTTTAGCATTCTGGATTCCGGTCGTGGTGACTGCATTTAACATGTATTTCATCTGAATAACCTGTTCTTCCGTGTAAGTAATTATTTTTTTCATGGATCCTCCTTTCTGCACACAAAAAGAGCGAAGAAATCAATCCTCGCTCTGTGTAATAGTTTTATTTAATTATTCGTGGCTATTTCCTGTACCGGGACTGCCTCGCCGTCAGCAGGTATCCATACACCATCGGATCCAAGCTTGTGACCATCAATTGTCGTATCGTGTAGCATAATACTGAAATTGTCAAAATAGTACCATTTGCCGTCAGAATCCTTAAACCATGTTAGTCTTAATGATTCTCCCTTATCTCCAAAATAATACCATTCATCACCACAATATTTCCATTCATTTTTTACATAATTACCGTTTTCATCTACATAAAAATAAGCAGCGGAATACTTTCGTTGAAAGTCTCCATCAACAACAGAAGCAACTCTTCCTTCTCCAAATGCAAAAGTCAGTGTTGAAATAAATAAACTCATTGTAATAGCAGTTATCATTATTTTTAAGGTATTTTTCAATGGAAACCTCCTTGTAATTATAAAAATTTAGTAATATATAATTATATCTTTAATATAATAATATGATACTAATCAGCCATTGTCAACCCTGTCTCTTAATTCTTGAAATTGATCCCAAAACCAATCTATTGTTTCCCCCAATCCCCACAGCCTACTGCTACCATGTGCTAATTGACACTTATTTGCATAAACATCATTGCATTTTACATCCCCACCTTCAATATTTCCCAGTCCATCTATAGTCACGCCTCTATATCCCTGTCCACCTATATAGAGAGATGAATAATCCCCGCCTGGGCTTCCATCAGGTGCACCTTGTGAATTCACCCTAAACCACCCATTATTTGACCGTAACAAATTTGTACCATCAGCACTTACATAATAGTCACCAAATCCCACAGCGCTACTGTTTGCATAAAATGTTTCAGAAGACAACGCACCGGAAAACACTCCATTAATAGCAACGATGTTCCGGCAGGTCAGCTTTCCGTCACTGGTCATACTGGAAAAATCTGAGGTCCACGAAAAACGGTTTCCCCTGATATTTACTCCACCACTTTCAACAGATATTTCCGCAGATACATCACCTTTACTTACCTTTGCAAGAATCTGATCAGCTGTAACTTTAAATTGCCCTTCTGTGTACTCTTTTAAATTCTTTACAGACAAACCAATTTCATCCGCCCTGATTTTTAATGATGCCTCTGCCTGCGTTGCCCTGGTCACTTCTGCAAGGATCTGTTCAGCCGTTATTACAAACTGCGCTTCCGTATACTCCTTTAAGTCCGTTACCCGTACAGAGACCGCTTCCACCGACTTCTTTATAATAGCGGTCTTTTCTTCCAGCTGAATGATCTGAGTGGCTATACCAAAGCTTTCCTTTCGCTCCCTGGTACCTGCTGCCTCAAAGGTATCCATCATAGCCTGAATGCCTTTTATGGTACGTTTCAGACAGTATGTTTCTATCACATCATCAGAGGTATAACAGATAATTCCATCCCCCGGCTCCACCCATGGGAGTGCCTGTGTTACAATCTTACAGGGGCGGTATATCTTTCCGGATATTTGGTCATGTACTGTAGCTGCTATATTAAGCAGATCCGCGGCTGATTTACCGTATACGAGGAAATTACCCTGTATGTTATATGCGTTGGTTCCTGCGCCGTATGAAGCGCCTACATCCCCCTCTTCCTGCCTGATCTGGACCTTATCAATACCATAGGTCAGGAAATCTTCATAGGTAGTCCCTGACGGATTGTAATGGGACAGGGTTTCTCCTTCCAACTGAGAGGGATACAGATCATCTGCGGGATAAAGTTCCTCTGACGGAAAGAGTCCGGACGCTCCCAGGAAGACATACTTAAATCTTCCGGTTATATCAATCTGCCCGAAACAACCGTTTAATTCACAGATCGCTTTCATGGCATCCCGCCCGGATAACTTCGATGGATCAATGGATCTTGTTACCTCCATATCGTCCAGAGGGAGTATGATCTCCTGCTGCCGGATCCCAATAAATTCACAAAGGGCATCACGGTACTGTTTCAGAGTCATAGGGAACGTGAGACCGCGGTACCAACCTGACACATCAATATCAAAATTCAGCATACGGTCATAGGCTACAATCTTTTTCTTACTTACATCTGCCTGTCTAACAAAGCTGGCAACCTTATAAATTCCCAGCATCATTTCATAATCTCCCACCTCTACTGACAATGTGAATTCTTTCCCGGTAACGTCCATATTGACATTGTTAACAATGATCTCCAATCTAGCAGCACTACATTCCCCAAATTTCAGATCCTTAGTGTCGCATACTGCCTGCTCCAGTACGAACGATTCTGACGAGATCTGGTCCTTATCAACCAATAACATGGGAGTATCATCTACTGGAAACAGATCATCTGACGGCCACACATTATCTCCTGGATATAGTAGATCAATGCTTCCATCGTAAAATCTAAGCCTGGCCGTCTTTACCGTCTGATTAAAGATATTGTTTTCCCGGTATAGGCTTTTTATTTCCTCCGGAATTTCAATCATTCGATTCCCTCCTAATATTCTATAAGTTCAAACGTGATCGGGCGATACAACACCGTATTTTCGTACGACATTAAAACAGAAAACTCAACATCTGGTATGTAAAAATTCCCCGAAGCATAATCATTTGTTTCATCGTTCCAGTACTCAATGACTACAAGAGTGCGCTTTGGAAAATGTCTCTGTAACTCTATTTTATCTTCCAGATACAGAGGCGGAGTGGTGAAAGTAATTGTAGACCTTGTGTGCGGAAGGACATTCCGATGTGTTAATCCGGTTGAGTCCGTCCAGGGATTTAAGTCTGATTGGCGGTTCGGCGTTGATTTATATTCCTGAAAAAACTTACCACTTATTACATAATCAGATACTTTCATTAAATATCCCCGATAATTTGTATCCATAAACTCTCACCTCCTCCTTTAAGTAAAAGCTGAAACACCATATTTACTCATATATTCATCGTTTAAACTTCTCATCGTGTCAAACATTTCCTTTGCTGTCTGCATTGCCTGTGGATTCTTTTCACTAATAATTTTAAGAAGAGCTTTCATTTCTCTCAGTAACATAAGCATTTCCACGGTTGCAATGTCATTTCCCCTGCCCTGAACAGCTTTATCAAGTAACTCCTGGAGTTTGTTTTCAGGTGCAACCACTTCACCATAACGGGTATTATCACCAATCATGGCAAGCTGAGGAGTATTGGCTTTCACAAATCCGCCCTGAGCCAAACGTGGAATGGAGACTTCATTTATATGTGGTATGTCAAACCCGAAGCTATCAAATCCCACCGCTGCCGCTATCTTCTCCGGTATATCAATCTTAAATCCGCTAATGGCATCGGCTATCTTATTAACAGACTTTATTACACCGTTGGCCATCTTCTCCACTCCACCAATGATATAATTAATGGAGATTTTAATGGCATTCCAGATTGCATCAAAGATATTTACCGTGGTAGTTTTTACCCCGTTCCATATTTCCTCCCATTTTGCTTTGATCTCGGCGAGTTTATTTGTGATGCCATCTTTGATTTTTCCTATTGTTTCAGTAATTCGTGTTTCGATTGCGGTCCATATATCTTCTGCAGCAGATTTTACTAGATTCCATTTTAGTTCCCATTCAGCTTTTATTGCTTCGACAACTGTTTTAATAATAGATGCAATAGTATTTATTACAAGAGATACCGCATCCTTTATGGAATCCCAGGTGCTTGTAAAAAATGTCTTTATCCCTTCCCAGGCTCGATCCCAGTCACCAGTGAAAACTCCAATGATAAAATCGATCAGGCCGCCTAAAGCTGTTAGAATATCTTCTACAACTTTGCTCACGCCTCCGAGGAACTGAAAGAATCTGTCAATGACATCGGAAACAAACTTAGCAATGACCGGTGCTGCTGCATCCATGAACCAAAGAATGAATGGCTTTAATATATTTTCCCACAATACAGAAATCGCATCCGCTACCTTGCCGCCTAACTCCAGGAACTTATCAATCAGAGGGGATAAATATTCCTCTCTAAACTTTCCGAACTGGTCTGAAAGTTGCGTTATAACCGGAAGAAAGTAAGTATTATAAACTTCCAGAAACTTAGTTGCAATCTCTGTAAAGCCCTGCTTAAAAGAATCAAGCATCGGCTTTATGTGTGCGTCATACGTTTCGTTTATCTTTGTAAATGCTTCATCAGCAATTGACTTTAACTCAGAAAATATAGGCTCTACCGCAGTAAACGTATCTTCAAGAGCCTGCTTGATAAGATCTTTGTTCTGAATAAATGGCGCGGTAATCATATCCAGAATATCTCTGCCAAACTTTCCGGCCAGTTCCGTCACACCCATAAATGCACTTGAAAAGATGCCTATAATATCCGCGGTAATCTGCTTTGCACTGTCACTACGAAAAGCTGAGAAAACAGTTGCAACTGCGACATTGAAGTTACCCACAATGTCTGCTATCTGGCCGCTGATATCAAACATCGATACCAGATAATCCTTAATCTGCTGGTTATTCTGCTCCAAGTATAGGTTGATTCCACCAAGCAGGTTATCTGCGATCGTAGCACCTACGGAGGCTATGCTCCCAGCTGCCTTCCCAAGATTAAGAGCGATCCGGTTCCCTAAGTCCTCTGCTGCTGCCAATACCGCAGGATCCATAAAAATATCTTTCAGGCTCTTTCCGATTCCCTGGACTGATTGTTGTATGCTGTCCAGAACGGAAGTATCACCAAAAGCAATATTAAACCCACCTTTAAATAGATTGGCGAGCTCCCTGGCTTTATCTATTAAGATCTGGTATTTATTACTGGCTTCCTCTACTCCAGAAGTATCCAGCTGGCCCATATCAAAACTGTCAGCAGCATATCCTCCGCTTCCTCCCGAACCAGATCCGGAATCAGAGGTTGTAATAACATTTAGTTTATCAATGTTTGACAGACTGTCTTTAACCTTTTTCCCGGCTTTCTTAGCTGCATCTCCAACCGCACCGACTGCACCGGTGGCATTATCTGCAGCGCCGGCGACAGCTTCCATACCTGCTGCCGTTGCCGATACGCCGCCGTCTGAGCCTTTCTTCCCCATTATTAACTCTGTAAAGGATTTAAAGGCATTGGCCAGGCTCATTAGCTTTCCGATTATGGTATTGATCACCTGGATAACCGGAGTCAGTACATTAATAAGTCCCTGACCTATGGTAGCTTTCAGGGAGTCAAATTGTAGTGTTAAAATACGTACCTGATTGGCCCATTGATCACTGGTGCGACTAAAGTCACCGGTGGCAAGTGCCAGCTGATCCTGCACGAACTGATATCGCAGGGCTACCTTTTCAGCTTCGGACATTTTAGCCGTGACCTTACCATATCCATTCGCCATGGCATAGGCATCAAGGGCATTCTGAGTCATTACAATACCCAGGTCCTTAAGCGTCTCTGTCTCACCTGTGAATACGGATTTCAGCTTTGTATAAGCCTCGTCCTGTGACAGATTATAAAAAGATGCCACATCTCCGGCTAGACCGGTCAGAGTGGTTGACATATCATAGGCAGCACTTTCCGAGAATCCGAACGCTTTTGCCATGGCTCCAAATGTACCTGTGAACTTCTTGGCCATTGTTTCGGACAGGCCGAACGAAAGTGCCGCATTCTTTGCAAAGGCATCGATCTGTTTCGACATCTTAGGAAATGTCACATCAACAACGTTCTGGACCTCGGTCAGATCGGATCCCAGTTCAATGGCACTCTTTCCAAAATCAATGATCTTCTTAACAGCAAAAGCGGCAGCCAGAGTCTTTCCTGCTTTTGCAGCAAGTCCCTGAATGCCAGACATTTGTTTGTCAAAACTATTTTTATTAACGACAAGATCTAGTCCGATCTGCCCCACGCTATCAGCCAATTGTATCACCTCCTATCTGAACATGCCTGCGACCATCTTCTCCAATGCTTTCATTTCCTGATCGTAAGTAGCCGGTGACATTGTCTCTGCTTTCCGGTTTCTCCAGGCATCATATATACGCTTCTGATCTCTGTTAAAGCCTTTTATCACTTTCTTATCCGTCTCCGCTCGAATTGCCACGATCCGCCCCAGAGGAGTTTCAGGATCGATTCCAGAAAGTAGGGACTTAAACTCATCCCAGCTAACCGATTCAAATTCTTTCGTCCGTATTCTCAACCCGTACTGCGTAAGAAAACTGGAAACAATTAAGTCCCAGTCCTCAAATAGATCGTAGTACGGGTCACTGCTCTCCCGGAGTGTCATTTTCTCCTGTAATCAGATTAATCCCCTCTTTTATCACCACAACCAGATCATTGAAACTAAGTTTTAGCTTTTCAATTTCTTTCTGTGATTTCTCCGGAAACATCATCTCATATGCTTTAATAATCTCATTGAGTCCAGGTTTGTCGGCACTCATAATTCCCATAACCTTAAGCATTGTGGGAGCATCTGCATTTACTTCCAGTTTCTTCCCTTTAATAATTAACGACGGATTTCCCTCAAACGTCAATTTATCTGTAATATCCGCAACTCTTGCCATCTACTATATCCTCCTTATTCTCCTGATCCAGCAGACGCTGCTGTGAATGTGGGCTTACCCTTACATTTCACTTCAAATTCCAATGCATCTGCTGCCGTACTGTCACCACCGGCTGGCGTGGTTACGTTGATGATTGAGTTACAGGTTACCTTTGCGCCTGATGGCATTTCCCATTCAAAAGGAACCACTACATCATTACCGGATTTCCATGCTAACCCTGCAACATAATCATTGCCCGGATCTCCATAGGTGCGTTTTCCTTGGAATGAGAAGGACAACTTTTTACTGGTCATCATACCGTCTCCCCAGCCTTCATGCTCCATGGCATTCCACTCCTCTACACCGCCCTCAATGCTGGGGGCAAAATTGGTAAGATTGGCGACTGTAACCATAGTTTCTTTACTTCCATTTAAACCAACCTTAAACTTGTTGTTATTTACTGGATATACGATTGCTTCTGACATATCTTTTACCTGTCCCTTTCATAAATAAAATCCAGCCAGATCACATATTCATATACTCCGCCATCATCTGTCCCAACGTCCTGCGGTTCGGGAACCATCAGACGCAGGTAATTGATAGGGGTATCTACTATGGTAAGGCTGGTTACACTTCTTAGTTTCTCAAATAAATCATAAGCCGCTCTCTCTGTTTCGTCCTTGCTTTTATTCCAATGGACCAGTAGGGAAACCGGCCTTGTATCGTAGGTGGTGCATTCCAGTCCGCCTATGGCAATATTAGCAGGTCCGGACGACGGCCGGCTATAAACTCCAATGGATTTCTGGCTTTTATCATCCAGCTTCCCCATATAGACATTGTCGTCTACAGCAATGTTCAGACTGGAGATATACTGACGGATATCTTTTAAAGACAGCATCACACACCACCCACTTTCTTATATAATTTTTTAAATTCCTTTGGTGCAAAATCGGCCTTGCTTCCTCCTGGCAACCAATCTTCATACCACCGTCCTTTTGCATTTGGATTCTCATTCGTCTGAAAGTTATATTCAGGATGATAATAAAGCCGCCTTGTATATGGAGTGTTGGTTACTAATCGAACTTTTCCTTTCGATGATTCGGAATAGTCTGGTGCGAAACTTTCATTCTGCATAGTTCCAAATTCAAACGGCATAACCTGAGCCTGAATAACCTCAGTGTGTAAGGATTCTGCGGTCAATTCCAATGCGGTTATCGCTGCCTGTGTTAGTTGTCGAATCCGAGGCATATTCATTTTAACCGTTGATTTAACCTGCATCAGATTACCTCCAGTGTGCAAAAGTTTACGGTACCGTCCGGATTCCGGTTCTTTGTTCCCTGCTCAATCCGTCTTTCTTCCCCAAATATAGTAACGGTACCTCCGCTTAAGGTTGGGAAGGCTGGCGCGATATCACCAGGAAACATAGCTGTGCCGGTTATCTGAACCAGTTTCTTTTCTGCTGTGAGAATTGTTTTTGCCCTGTCCTGAAAATTGCACTTCAAATCCAGATCAGCCTTGTATTTTGGCTCACCCAAGTTGTTAGTTTCCTCACTTTCCAAGTGAACGTGAATATTTGTCTTACATAGGCTTTTTGGTACTAAACATGGATATTTCATAGGCTTACCTCGCTAACCGGCAGCACAAGCCCGTCTGGGACAGCTGTGCGTATACATCACGCTTCATAGCCACTCCTTTATCCATAAATACATTCCAGGAGCTGCCAAACTGTGCAGATACTCCATTGATACTGTAGCTGGATAAAATCGTATTAATCTCGTCAGCGTTTTCATGTTCAAAATCAGCTTGCAGACATATTACTTCCTGAATGACCTCCTGCTGAAACTCAGTCAAATTAGAAAATCCCCGACCTACAATTCGATTGTAAGTCAGGGAATCAATATGGCGGCTGGCTTGTCGGAGCACTTTCTCCAGTTCATCTTCTGGAACTGTGCTGCCTTTATAGATTTCTTTGTAATAATCCGGTGTTACATAGGGAACGTAAGGCATTTTACTCACCGCCTTCCGGCTTAAACTCCTTGATCTTTTTTACGATTCCGGATACTGTGGCTGCTTTTCCTAAATCGATCCCATTTTCAGAGGCAAGCGTTTTCAGCAGATTTATAACATCCTCATCATCTGCCATTTCTCCACCATTAGCTTTTAGCTCCTCCAGTTCCTCCTTTAACGCCATGTAATCGCCATATGATACAGTCTTGCCTCTTCCATAAACAATTACGTTTCCATCATCATCTTTAATATCAAAACCCTGATCCTGGTAACCTTTCTGCTGACTTTCATCAATGGTATATTCTTTATTTCCTTTTACTGCTTTCATTTACCAATACCTCCCTATTATGCTGTGATATTCATTGCACAGCCTTCCACTTTCTTTTCAAGTAAGAACAGATCACCATAATTCCGATTCTGATATAAATATCCATCTGCCGTCCGGCTATCGGTACCTGGAGTAAACAGCTTAATATAGCTATATTTATCTCTTGCTACCACGCAGGAATTATGGATCAGGATCCAGTTGATCTGCTTTGCATCGGTTGCCGCTACACAACCATTTGTAAAATCATACTTCGTCTTCATTCTTGCAGCCGGTACCATCTTGATCGTAACATCATCAAGAGAATGCACCTTTCGGTTGATAGTTGATGGAGTGGTTACAGTCATCATTCGTTGAATGCCATCTGCTTCCTTTACGATCTTACGCATGGAAGGAGTAACATACAGTATTCTTCCTTCTTCCGGTACCCCGGCTTCGTCCATGATTGCCATTTCAGTATCAAAGGCTTCTAGAAAGTTAGCTACAGTAATCACAGTGCTATTGATTCGCCCGGAATAGGTAACCAGCTCTGCGTGGAGCTTTGAGAATCGGTAAGAATCCTTTTCAGGAATAGCCTGCTCCGTTTCAAAAGTATTTTGAATATTAGCTACCGATAAAGTAAGATTCGTTTCATCAATATCCATCGGATCCACAAAAAACTCAATATCTCTATCATGGGATAGTTTTTTAGGCTCCCAGTCATTACTTAAAGTACCGGCATTAAATCCCGGCATTCTGGTATGGTCCTTATATCCAGACACGGTCATTCTTGGAAGTTTGATAGTCTGAGCATTCAAAAATTTAACTTGCGGATTGCTCTGTGTAAGCAAGTCAGAACAAAGCTCCTTTGCATATTTCTGCTGTAGTAAATCGGTGAATGTTGTTGCATAATCATAAACTGGCATGTATTATTTCCTCTCTTTCTTATAGTCCAAATGCTTTCTTTAAAGCATCGTCTGTTGTTGCCTGCTGCCCAGATCCGCCAGTGGCTCCTACCTGTACAAATCCTGTAGTCTGCTGGGTCTGCGGTTTAAGTGCCGGTACGTCTTCCAGCACTTTGTTTAAGGCATTTTTCATAGTTTCATCATTGATCTTTCCGTCCTGACCCATAACCTGACTTAAATCAGCCATTTTAAGGACATAAGGAATAGACTTAACATCAAGCCCAAGACTGATAGCTGTCATAGTGGCAGCATTTTCAATTGTTGCTTTCTGCGCTGCTGCCTGTGCCTGTGTAAGCTGCTCCTGCATGGCACTTACATCCGGCTGAGAAGCTGCCTTCTGCTGCTTAAATGTTGTAATTGCCTGGTTCATTTCTTCCTGGCTGAGTCCCTGCTGTTTGAAATAACCTTTCAGTACACTGTCTTCCGTTGCGGTCTGTTTTCCAGATACCAGCTGAGCAATTTTATCATAGTCAATTGCAGGGGTGACCGGCGGCTGTGCTGCACCAGGTTGTTGCGCAGGGCTTCCACCTGTTCCAGTTGCGGCAGCTCCGCCCTGACCTCCATCAGCTTCATACATTGGCATTAATCTTCCAAATCTCATAGTTTAATCTCCTTTCACAGTTGAATGGTGTCTCCATATTTCACAGTTTTTCATGTGCTGTCTGCACTCAAACAGTTGGTAACAGTGTGTCTCACCGTAGTTTATAGCGCCTTCGGGCATTAAAATAAGACGCATAACCCCGCGCCTCAAAGGGAGATAGTCGGATCACCTTACCCTCTCTTATTATTGTCTACTGAATCTATCATCATTTTTAAAGCTACCAGTATTGTGATACAAATAATCGCTGTGATCTGCGCTCCTGCTGCCATCTTTTCACCCCGCTATCTTTTGATTGCTCCATAAATTAGCTTTTGCCTTATATTTTTTCTGATTTTCAATATCTAAAGAATATTTTGATAACCTTTTGTACTTTTTCGCCTGCTGCTGTGTATAATTTTCTTTTTGATCTCGCTTGTATGATTTTTCTATCGATTTTAGTTCTTCTTTTGTCCAGGTGTCATCTGCCGTGGAGATACCGGGGAAGTATGTACTGTGACTATCTTTGCATCTTGGGTGATAAAGCCCCCTTGCGATTGCTAAACTCATGAGAGGATATGGACCATCAGAGGCCTTTCCTCCACTCCACACATCGTCGATTAGTACTTTACCAACAAATGGGAGGCACTTGGGGCAGGGGTTTCCACGCTTCCCCACTATAACGGTGCTGATCCCCCACTCCTGACGTTTCTCCCCCTCTCCCTGCAAATATGCCCGCTTGCTGGCTGTTCGGATTGCCATGTCTGCATAGTCTGACAGAATATGGCGTGCTCCATTACTGTACTCTACACAGTTGAGCCCACGTGATATCATATCCTTGGTAGCCATATCCACTGCTTTTTCATAAGTGCCGGCTCCGGAATTGGCATATACCTGGGCATTAAAAATAGCCTTACGATACTGGTCGTTTGCCATTCGTAAGATCGCTGTTTCTGCTCTCTTCATATCGTCACTGGTCGCTTTTATCAGTGCTTCCAACTTCCGGGTATTCAGCTTAAAGAACTCTGCCTGCATGGCTGCGGAAGCGGGCTTATAGCTTTTAAAGCCGTTCTTGATAGCCCGGAGAATCTGTGCTTCCTGCTTCATACCTCCCTGTTGTCTGGCTTGCCAGATAAGTTCTCCGATCTGGGCATTTATGCTTTTAAACTGCTTGCTGTACCTCTTTTGATTTTGCAGCTTATATTTTTCCAGAGCCTTAAGCTGCTCTACCTGCCACATAGACCAGTCATATCCCTCTTTAAGCTCCTCCGCTTTATGCCGGTTCATATTTCGGATCATGGAGGCGATAAGTTCCTGCTCGATCGCTTCAAACGCAGCGGAGATATCATACTCATTCATGTGATCACCTGCCGTTTGCTAAAACTTTAAATCCCCGCTTTTTATATTCCTGCGTCTTTTTCTTTAGTTGGGTGATGCTTTTGCATTTATCTATGACCATATGTGCATGACCGTCCTTTTCAACGGCATAAATTCCATATGGTACCTCTGGCTTAGCAACCTCATCAAGAAACTTCTGGTACTCCGCCTGACCCATTTTGTATGATTTGTTCCCGATTTGAACTATCATCTACCTTCACCCCTTTCGTATTTAGTCCAGGCTCTTCTGTTTCCATGATACCAAGCTCAGCCTTTAACCTGCTAACCTCTTCGGCTTTCCATTCATCGTCCTTGCTATCCCCCCACATTTCTTCCACCTGCGCATCAATACTCATGACCGGTGATCCTGGCCGGGCTTTTGACAGCGTCTCCACCTGGCTTTCAAAGGACGGGTTCGCATACTCTCCGAAAGGTATTTCCACTTTTACTTCTTCCACCGGCTGTTTAAGTAGTATGTGATATGCATTGATACACGCTGACACAATATCCGGAAGTGTCTCCTGTAAAGCTTCCACAACGGCATTTCTGGTGTAAAGGGTAGCCTTCTCTTTTTCCCTTTGTGCTTCTGCATTATCCAGCTTCTTTACATCAATGCCAAGAGTGCTAGGAGAAATGATCCCTTGCAGGCAGAGATCCAGAGCGGTCACATAACTGGCGAGGTAGCTTTCATGTGGGATAGTTGGCTGTTCTGTGTTGATCATGTTCTTTCCATCTTCGCCCATATTATCATCACCGGAAATGAAACGATTATCAAATGGACTGGGTTTCATCAATTCACCTGTTTCCGGATTCCTTGGTACATAGGATTCTGGTATAAAGGTACGAGCTCTTCCTGCCCGGAGAGCGTCCATCCACTGACTCCATGCTTCGTCAAAAGCATCGAAGCTGTCTAACTTCCCATCAAAGATTGACCCTCCACGTCCTTCCCATTTTGTACTTTCGTATACCTTCAGAGGAACGGCCAGAATAACGGACTTGTCGAATTGCCAGTCAGATATATTCTTCGTAGCTTCGATGGTTTTAATATCCACCTGCGTTTCTCCTCGGAATAGCTCATTTTTTATATATCCTTTGCCATAATGCTCATATAACACATATTGCTGTCTCTGATCCATATAAGGTGTTTTAAATATCACCTCTTTCAGCCGGCCATGTTCTTCTACGATCTCGATCCGATCCCCTGGATACCACTCAAGTATCGGATATTGGCTTAAATTAGTGTCAATCGTCACTTTGTAGGCCCCATCTCCAATGTATAAAACTTCTTTCAGGGACCTTTCCAGAGCCTTACGGAACTTATTTTCCTTTTCGATCTCTTTCCATATCCCCTCCTGCACCGGTACTGTAAACTCAAAATCGTTCATATCCGACAAGACTATACTTGAAAGAATCCGGACGATCAGACCGGGCAGACCCGTGTGGATCTTTCTCATTTCCATTCCTGGCGTGCACCTAGAAGCCCAGAATTTATGCTTATCTGCGTATTCATTTACGCTATGATAGAGTTGCTCCAGTTCGTTGCTGTCGCCCCGGTACCAGATACGGTTACGGATTGCATTCAGTTCAAAATCTATGGTCTCCTGAATCTGAATACTGTAAGGGCTTGACGGCTGGATCTGGAGCCAGCTGCGGATTCCTCGCTTTATATTGTCGCTCAATGCTGTTACCCACCTCATTTCTTCTATTCCTCCTCAAATCCTATTAAATTCCTGTACGGGATCCACCCGTACTGACTTGCATTGATTGTATGATCGTTGCGGTCCTCTGGTTCGTCTTTATCCTCTTTCCATGAATAGCGGTCCAGCTCTCCCATGTGCTCTGCGCAGGTATCTACAACCAAATAGCAGCCCTGCGTGATCCAGCCTAGCATGAAGTTAATACGGTCTATGATCTCAACTTTCTTGTAAGAGTCATGGAAGTTATACAGGCAGCCTTTAAGCCTTTTATATTTCTTAAGCTCTGTGATTGTTGCCTGATCGGCGCAGTCTATAAATACATCTTTTGCAAGGCCCCATTCCCTCCGATTCCTTTCCAGAAAATCCATGAACTTTATTACTGTGTCCGATGGTGCCAGGGGGATAGATAGATCAGCGTTGCTGTATACCTTTTCATCAAGGACAATCACCTTCCGATCCATGGTGATTGCCTGATAGATCATTGCAATGGTATCTGGGCTTTTGCTGGAATAAGATGTGTCCAGAGCTGCCGAAAACTTCTTAACCTTTATCTTTCCGGAATCAATCTGTTGCTTAACCCAGGCTTTACTGACCACATGCTTTTTCCGGTCAAAGTTCGGGAAGATCAGGCCGGTTGCCTTACCTCGTAATCCCTGGATCTTATTCTTCCAGATCTTCGTACCTTTTGGAGTGTTCCGGATAATGTTTTCCAGCTTCTCCTTTGACAGACCTAAATTATGGGTAAAAGAAAAGAACCAATGCACCCAGCCGGGCTTTGGTTCCTCTCTTAGTTCTTCCAGTATTTCTTTTGGTGTCTCTTCCTGCCACTCAGTAAGCGGACGGGAGCAGTTAATATACTCCTTATAAACAGGGAGATTCGGATCATCTGGGTTAAGTGTCCCCATCAGGTAGTCACACCGCATGGCTGACTCTCTTACAAACTCAATATCGGCTGTGTTAATCTCATCTATGTAAAGGCAGCCATACTGACCCCCCAAGGCTTTCTGCCACTTCTTTTTGTCGCCATAGCCCAGAACATAGATAACTTTATCTCCTCCGGAAGTATGAAAGAGAATGTGCGGGATCTTATCGTCTTTGGTTCCATTGCCGTTGTATTCAGTCAGGATCCCGAAATCGTCTATAATACCCAGATCCTTGTTGATGATGTTCTTCTCAGCCGTACCGGTATCCTTTGCAGCTATAATGTGCAGCTTCTTGGGACTTTCCGCAACCTTAAGCATGAATTTAAACAATCCTACTGTTGTTTTCCCTGCAGCCGTTGTTCCTTCAAGGAACTCAACCGGAGCATCATGTTTAAGAAAGGCTTTGTACTTCTCTGACAGAAGCAGGCGTTCATTGCTCATTACCCATCACCGCCGCGCATTTGATTGATCAGATCGTCAAGCTTTGTTTTCTCTGTCTCCAGGGTGCCTGAGACATTGTTTTCAACCTTGGTTGTATATCCGTATTTGCTCATCCATAGTCCGGCCAGCTGTGAAGGAATTACCTGCAGTTCAAATTTCTTCCTGGCATCAACCTCACATTCCTCACGTATGCGCGTAACGATGTCCGAATACCTCTTCTTAGTAGAATATGTATCATAAAACAACGACCTTGGAATCCCTACAAATACACAGAATCCCTCGATCGTATATGTGATACTTCGTTTTAGTTTGGCACTGACAAATTCGCTATTCTTGGAACTAAAATCATGGGTAAGAACCTCTTGATTATCACAATCAGCTTTGTATTCTTCCCATAACTGTTCCATTTCTTCTGGAGTTTTAATCTTTAATGGTCTTCCCATGAATTCACTTCCTTTCTATTTTTGTATAACAGAGATACTTATACTGTAATAATTTGTATTTTTATGTCATATTTTCAGATACTAACAATTAATCCACAATTATTTCCACATTATTGTGGATAACTGTCGTTTTGGGTATTAAAAAAGAGACGGAGTTGGCCGCCTCTGTGGATTGATTATTTCTTTTTAGTTTTCTTATAATATTTAACTGCCTCTACCACAATGGATATAATAATTAACAAGCCTACCACATCAACTATCGTTTCAATCATACTCATTCACCCCTCCCTCTTCATCATACCACCAAACATTATAAAAGAAAACACCCATCGACTAAAAATCAACAGGCGTTTTCAAAAAGGAGAATATCAGGAATCAATCAGTCACCGGGCTGTTACACCCGGCAACCGTAGGGGGATTACCAAATTTATGCAACTTTGGATAATACAAGTATAAACCCCCTATGTGGACTTTACAAGGACACGCTTTGGACACTACTTGTCAAGTCCCTTAATCCAATACAATAGCATCAGCACCAAACAGGTAGACGCTTAATGTAGCTGTTAATTCAGAGATCCAACGTCTTACCGTTCTATCAGTACAATACAATTCCTTAGCAATCTCTTCCTGTGGCATCCCGTTCAAATAGAATAGTTTGAAAGCCTTATACTTTTCCCCCCATTCCTTTCTGATCATTTCCTCTTCCAGAAGAGTCAGGCACTTGTCAATATGCGAAATCATGACAATGCTCCGTAGCTTACTTTTTATTATGCTATTTATGTAAATATCCTCTGCAGATAATTCCTCCAGTTCTTCCCCGTCGTCCACATCTGACAACTCAGAAACACCTTCCTGGACACTTTTGCATATCCGGTTATAGTTCTCCATCAGCTTCTTGGCATTCTGGAATACCTTAACCTTCCTGTTTTTCTTCTGAGATTTCTCAAACTCCCTGACAGCTTCCAGTGCTGCTGTTCTGACTAATAACTCCGCTGCTTCTTTTTCCAAACAATCACCTCCCTGTTGTCAACTACTCGCCCTGGGCTTATAAAACCGCTTGCTATTAAGAAACTCTTCTTCCTTCCGCTGTCTCCCCAAGAGCTGCCGCATCTTATTAAGCGTTGTTTTATTATTCTGATCATTGAAGAACTCCACAATCAGCTGATACCGTTTCACAGCATCTTTATTCTCTCTGCGCACTTTACGGCTCCTGCGAAGCTTTGTTAACTCCTTATCTGCTTCCGATCTGTTTTCGGAGAACTCTATGCCGTGGAGTAGATCCTGCAGGCGCTTGTCCTCCTCACTCACCATATCGCAGGCAAGTCGGTACTCCGTTGTACACTGATCAACAAAATTGAGGAATCCTGCCAGCTGCTCTGACGGACTCATGGTTTTCTTTTTCATCATTCTCCACCTCCACCGACACAATTCTCACCCGCTCCTGGGGTATGTCTATGTATTCACCACTGTTAAGCAGGATCCCGATCAGACCGTCATTGCTTCCGATCATGGTCCCGAACTTCCTCCCGGGATAAACCTGAACAGTGATTATCTGTTTTTCTTCAAGTTTCATGCTGCACCTTCTTCCTTCGTAACTCCGCAAAAGCTGGGCCTGTCCTACGCTTCGGATCAGAACACAGGCTTGTATATGTATAGGGTGGATTTGTTGCACTGAAACTCATAACTGGTGGCGCTTTTATAGCTGCATCCGCCTCTGCCTGTATGCGACTGTTTACACTGGCTCTATCTGCTCTGCAGTCTTTTGATGTTTTTCTCAATGCATCCCTCCTCTGGAAAATTTCAGTTTTCCGTACCAGGTGCTAATTTTTCAATTTTATAAAAAGATGGTTCCTCCTGGCGCTTTATCAATTCCTCGCATTCGTCATAACACAAATCTGTTGCAACTATAAAATTCACATTTCCATCATTAAATCTGATTTTGTATAAATCTTCCTTTTCCATTTTGATTCCTCCTCAATAGTTGAATTCTTAACGAGCAGGATCCCGCTTGTTAAATTCTTAACTACTCCATAAAATCCTAATTTAGTAATGCACGTTTCTTTTTATATTCTTCTTCTCTAATACTTGATTCAAAAAACATACATGACAAATTATTCTCTGCAATAACTTTTACAATTTCTTCTCTTGCAAGGTTTCCATATGAGAAAATAGCAATAAAGTCACCATAATCTTTTCTATTATCTTCAACCTTTTTGCATCTCACATTCATAGCTTTAAAGTATTCAACAACTTTATCAATCATAAATGTTCACCTTCCCTAAACTTTGGTTTACTTGATAAAAACTAACCACCTGGTTTTTCCTCTCTGGTCTCCCAGAAGTGGCTTTCTATCAAAAGTTTTTAACACCTTGGCCAACGGTATCTGGTCCTCATTCCATTTAAAAACCAATAATCCATCCGCTTCTAACACCCTTATGCATTCGTCAAATCCGGCTTTTAAATATTCTGACCAATCTTTTGGCAGGATTCCATATTTCAATCCCAACCATGAGCCGGTTCCTGCATGTTCCAGGTGTGGAGGGTCGAACACTACTACCTTAAAAGAATTATCCTTGTATGGCATATTTCTGAAATCCATTTGCACATCTGGTTTTATTAAAAGCTTCCGCCCATCGCACAAAGTAGTCTCAATCTCTCGATTATCCGCATATATAACATCTGGATTCTCACGATCAAAATAAAACATCCGACTGCCACAACATGCATCTAATATTTTCTTCAAGTCCTCTCCTCCTCAAAATTCTAAACTACCCGGGTAAACCGATCTGTTAAATGCCACTTCCAGTCAGCCACCACGTTCTCATGCTTCGCCCGTTCAATCGCCAGCTCTTTCAGTAAATGCGCACATTGGCTTTTCTCAAAATCATTGATCCGGTTATATGTATTCAGGATATTGCAGATATGATCTCCCATCTGACAACCTCCACAAATCTTATCCAACTCCTCCTGGTCACTAATCTCCCCAGGGAACCGGCACAGGCAATCACATACATGCTCCATCATAGGAGTGACGATCTTTAACATTTCATTCTGTTCTGCCATGTTCTCTCCTTTTACAATTTTCTCAGGCAAATCTAAGCTGTGCCTGACTATCATCAATCCTCATATTTGGCGTTCGCTCTCCCACCTTCAGATAAGGACAAGCTGTATAACAAAGCTTCTCTGCCATCAGGGGAACAACGCTGTTTCCAATCTTCTCAACCTGCATGGTTTTGGGATAACACCTCCCGTTTGGCATCTTAAATTCAATAACATAATCTTTTGGAAAACCTTGCCCCAGTTTCAATTCTTCAGGTTTCAGCATCCGGAACCAGATATCAAAAATCTGATATGTTACTCCGTCTATAGCCACAAGCACAAGTCCGAACCGGTCCTTTGTGACAATGGTGCCTATCGGTTCATTCAGGCTTTGACCGATTCCGTGACCGTAATATTTAATCAGGAAAGCTGATACCAGAGCAAAATGTCCGGGAGAAGTAGTGATTGTATGTATTGGTTCATTAACACTCTGACCAGTTCCTGTTTTATAGAACTTTGATAGAAAGCAGGTTACAAGTGCATAACGGTTCGATGTATCAATCGTCTGTATGGGTTCTTTCAGGCTCTGTCCCCGTACTTCACCTTTCGTTGTTTCGGAATGATACTGTATCAGGAATGGAGCTGCCAGTTTGTCTGGAAGAATAAACCTGTTTGGATCATCGACTACAAACTTTTTAATACCTGCGGCTATACGGCTTAGTGTTTTATCTTTAAGTGGTCGCTTCCTGGTGAATATGGAACTGCCTAAATCGGCGAAATCAATATCCTGACTGATCGGCTCCCAAGGCTTCATACCATTTGCACCACCCTTTGAATGAGTTTGTTCCGGCCAGACAATAGGTCTTCTATCAGATCGAAACTGTCCATACCAGCGCTCTCTGGTTGTATGAGCTCCATAATCCGCAGCAACTAAAACCCGGCACTCGAACTCATAACCAAACGCTTTCATGAGTCTAATAAATTTATTGTAATACTCTCCTTCTTTGGCTTTGATCGGCTTATTGTTTTTGTCCAATGGTCCCCATTTCTGAATCTCCTTAACGTTCTCCATCATGATAACTTCCGGAACTTTTCCCGTTGCTTTTAAAATCAGCTTACACTGTTTCCATACCCCCATCGGAAGAATCCGTAAGCCTCTTTCAATCGGTTTAGATCCTTTCGCATTTGAATGGGAAGTGCAGTCAGGACTTGCCCATACAAAGCTGACTTTCTGTCCCCAAGTAAGGAACTTGTCAATTTTGACTCTCATAATATCTTCCGTGAAATGGTGCGTATATGGGTGATTGTATTTGTGCATTGCTATTGCAGCGGCATTATGATTAATTGCATAATCAAAGCATCTGCCCCATGCCATTTCGCCACCAGTACTCACGCCCCCGCCGCCGCAGAAATAATCTATAATTACGTCTCTCATTTTGAAAGGAGCCAGGATATCCTGTCACGGTGGCCACCGCTCCATCCTCCTTTCATTTTTTAATTAACTTGTTACTTTTCCCGGCACACACTCAAAATGTATGTGCAGCTCAGTCCGTCTCTTAGTCTTTATGTACACATGATCCCCGTGGATCTCCTTACCGCAGTAAGAACAAATATGGATTTCCTGCTCAGGTGGGGTATTGTTTTTCTTCTTACCTGCCATCTTCAGCCCTCCGCATTCTCTGTCCAAGTTCTGCTATCATTTCAGCGACCACCTGCTCCATGAAAGGATACTTCTTCATCAGCACTACTGCCCAGGTATTCATTCTTTCCCATTCGTCTGAATGTTTCGGAAGAACCTTTCCACGATAATTGAGCCAGAACTTGTTATAAACCTCTTCAAACCCTTTTTGCACCTCCTGATCTGTCATAGGCTTTCCACCTTCACATAAATACCAGGAAGATCTGACCAGAACTTTTCCGTTATCTCTGACGCCACCTGAGCATCATCTTTCCAGAAGTGCAGCTCTGTCATAACGTCCTTAAGAAGCTTTACCAGATTATCAGTGTCGGGCTTGCTGGTCTTATATTCTCCGTTCTGGTGTTTTCCCAGGACGGGGAAGCACCACTTTGTTATCAACCTCACTGGACCAATATACCTCTCTTCTGGCACATGCTGCCCTAAGTGAGCCAACAGCTTCGCCCTGGCCGTTTTCAGTTCTTCAGGTTCGTAAAAGACCGGCTTTCCATTCACCACATGCACTTGCTTCTCCTGGTGCGTCACGGTGGGGACCTTTTTCATTGGCATAAAAAATTCAGATACCATTTACTTTACCTCTCTAAATATTTAACGTGCAAAAATATTGTTGTGAAATTTTTTATTTGTCAAAGGACAGGGGAAGGAAGGAGGGTGGGCAGCGCTTAAGCCCACCTTTCTTTCCCCCTTTGACCGTCAGGGAAAATAGCCTTATATATATGTAATATATATAGCATTTCCTTTCCCTAGAAAATCTCGGTGTTTTTCCGACTTTTTCCCTGTGAGTGAAATTCTCGGCATTTATCGACGTTTTCACTTTTAAAGGGAAAGGGAAATCATTCGAATATTTCACAACAAGGGAAACTACTTCCCTTCGACTTTTTCCCTTTACTTCTTACCCACATAACCTTCATCAATCCAGAAACCACCATGCTCTTTTATACGATTTCGGATTGTTTTTTCTGTCGTTCCCATACCTTCAGCAAGATCTTTTATACTCACCTTTCCATCTTTGTTAAAGCTTTTTAGGGATTCATATTGTGTTTCCAAGCTCTCTTTGCGTTCCTTCTTTGCTTCTTCCGGAGACTTCTTTTTACTAAAGTTTCGCTTCCATGAAGGTGCGTCTGCTTCCGGCTGAATATCTCCCAGTACTCCGGACTGATCCACCACATGAATGGGATAATTAAACCAGAGATTTTGCGGTTCAAACTTAGAAAATTCTCGTAAGGTCCCTTCAATTCGCCATGCCGTCATTGCTTTAACTTTTGCTTTGGCAGCCTCAATATTACGCTCCAGGGCTATCATCTGCCATTTATCCAGCTTCTCTTTGCAGTAATTAAGCATTTGAAAGCTACTGCATAAATCGTCCTGTGAGAGATCTTCCTCCCACTTATAATGCGCATCAAGGTACTGTCTGCAGGCATCACACACCGCTTTATTTTCTTGCTGTTTCATCAGTTCTTCGGTTGTTTCAAGCTCTATTAAATCAATGAGTGCATCCGGATCCCTTGCAAATACTCCCGATCCACTGGCGCGATCCATAGACTTCTTTCCGCCCTGACTTCCCTTGCTGTGATGGTGGCAGTAGATCACCGCTACGCCCAGCTCCGTACACACCTTGTCAAACTGATTACAGAAATTAGACATTTGATCCGCGCTGTTTTCGTCACCGGTAATGACCTTATAGATCGGGTCAATGACAATGGCTATGTAATTCTTCTTCGCTGCCCTGCGGATCAGCATGGGTGCCAGCTTGTCCATAGGACGGGACTTTCCTCTTAAGTTCCAGATATCTATGTTTTTTAGATTGTTTGGCTGCCACCCAAGAGCCTGATACACATCCTTAAAACGGTGGAGACAGCTGGCCCGATCAAGCTCTAAATTTACATACATGATCTTTCCCTGCGTGCAATCCCAGTTAAGCCACTTCTTTCCCTCAGCTATGGCAATACACATTTCTATCTGAAGAAAGGACTTTCCCGCCTTTGACGGTCCTGCTATCAGCATCTTATGCCCTTGACGGAGCATTCCATCAATCAGGGTGGGCGCCAGCTCCGGAAGATTGTTCCATACATCGTCCAGGCTTTCCGGATCCGGTAGATCGTCATTGATGGACTCAATCCATTCCTTCCACTCCGCCCAGCTTTCTTTTCCTATGTTGGTATCTACAATGAACTGCTTTTTATCCCCACGCATAACGCCGGGCATTCTGGATAGTCTGGACGGGTTACGGTTCTGCTGATCGATAGCAAGCCCGTTCTTTTTGCAGATTTCGTAAAGATAATCCACTCGCTTACGGTACTCGCCGTAATCTGCGGCGTCGACCCTTACAATGGCATGGAGGCTCTTTCCGCCGCTGTGCACCAGACAGGCAACCGGTAATTCCAGTTCCCGGATAATGGCGTGTTGCTTTTCAATCTCCATGGAGTCTGATTCCACCAAGGCGTATTTAAAGTCAGTGACGTTTTCATTCTTAGCGCCTTTTCCGTCCATTGGATTAAACCGGATCCAAGCTCCACCCTCCGGATCATAGTCTCCTAATACGCTGCCAATATCTCCATTGCTCTGTGTTAAAAGTTCAATCAACTGCCCTGCTGTCCTGCCGTATGCTCCTTTATCTGCAGGAAGGTATTTCTCATCCTTCTTCCAGCTCTTTACTACATAACCGACATTCTCCCCAGCCTCAAACAGGGTTTCTAAATACTTGATAAGCTCCCCGGCTGGATCCCACTGCCTGGGTTCGATAACTTCCCTTTCCTCAACCCAGTTTTTATCAACTACAACACCTTCTGCTGAAACGGTATCGTTCCAGTCAAGGGCTTTGCCGGGATCGTAAGGTGGGGTCCAGCCCTGATCCCTGGCATATTGGACAATGGTTCCACCTGTCACCGGAGTACCGGCCCCGTGGAAGCCCCGCCATTTCTTTTCACATTCCCCGGCGTGATACCGCTGGTCGTTCATGCTCCATCGGTCCCACACATCAACGGAATACCCTTCATGCTGCAGAGCCATGCCGACATTAATCCAGTCCTGGTATTCAAGCTCTGATGGGTCTATATGATTTAGGACCTCCATGAGGTCGTATGTACTATCCATGTTTCAAGTCTCCTTATTCCGGTATATACTCACGCGGATTCACGCCCGAAGGTGCGCCCCGCCAGCCTGCCGCTGCGATACGGTCAATCATGTTTTTAGCATTGTCAAAATTCCATGTTCCCACATGCTGAAAGCCATACTTTTCTAAGCAACGGATCTGCTTGGGAGTACTTAAGTTTTCTTCCCGGCGTTTGTTCAGTCGGTCTAAGATCATACTGGCTTTTCCGGCATTATCAATTTCATCTGGCATGATTCCCCGCTTTTCCAGTTCTTTCTTTTGTTTATCAGAGGGAGGTGCTGCTTCCCAACCAAAGGAAGGAACGTATCCAGATAAATCCTCCGCTTGAATACTCATTTCAAACTGCAAAGGATCCACCAGCGCTTTCTTACGCTTCTTCATTTCTTCCAGCTTCTTTGCAAGGGCTTCTTCCCTCTGAGCAACAACATCTTCTGCCGCTTGTTTTTCCGCCGCTTCAATATCCACGGGACAGCCTGCCTGCTCGATATTCTCCGTCATTTTCCGGGCTACTTCCTCATCCTGGCAGATCAGACTGGCAGGGTGGCAAAGCTCATGTCGCTCGGTATGCCATAAGAAATCCAGTAAGAGTAAGTGGTCCTTACCTGGAAACAAACGGGTTCCACGTCCAACCATCTGACTGTAAAGGCTGCGCACCTTTGTGGGACGAAGCACCACGATGCAGTCAACACTGGGACAGTCCCACCCTTCGGTCAGTAACATGGAATTACACAGAACGTTATAATCCCCCCGATCATAGGCTGCCAATACTTCGGCACGGTCCTTGCTGTCTCCATTTACCTCTGCGGCCTTAAATCCTTTGCTATTTAGAATATCCCTGAATTTCTGGCTTGTTTTAACCAGAGGAAGAAATACAACCGTTTTCCGATCCTTGCAGTGCTTTTCCATTTCATCGGCAATCTGATACAGGTATGGATCCAGAGCGGTTGCAATATCTCCGGATTTAAAATCACCCGACTGCATTCCTACTGCTGATAGATCCAGCTTAAGGGGAAGGGTCAGGGCTTTGATCGGGGAGAGGTAGCCGGCTTTAATTGCCTTTGGAAGTGTGTACTCATAAGCCAGACTGTCAAAGCATTCACCAAGGTTTCGCAT